GAGCACGCAGAAGGTGTAGAACGCATCGTCGTTCTCGTAGACGTCGCCTGCCTCTTCCTTGAGCCACGTCTCGACCTCGTCGACCGCCTGCTCAACTTGGCGCTCCTCAGCGGCCTTCGACTCGTACTCAAACTGCTCGAGGCGCTGGCGAAGCTCGTCGCGCTCGCGCTCGGCGGTGCCGTACTTGCCGGTCCACTCATCCTGCGCCTTCTGGACGGACTGCGCGTACTCGTCGCGCAGCGTCTGGAGAGCCGCATCGTGCGCGGCCTTCAGGCGCTCGACTTCCGCCTGCTTCTCGGCCATCGGGTCACCGCTGCCGTTGAGCCAGCGCATGACCTTCAGCTCGTTCTCCTTGACCGCGGCCTCGCGGCGCTCCAGTTCCTTGCGCCGAGACGCAGTCTCCTGAAACGCCTTGGTGAAGCCGCGCTCAAAGTTCTTGTACTTCGACTCAAAGCCGCGAACGAGAGTGTTGCGGAGCCCGTCGTCGCCGATCTTGCTGAACCAGTCAGCCTTGGACAGCGCCTCCAGCTCTCCGTTCCAGTCGAACACCGAGGGCGCGTCCTCGACGGGCTCGGGCGCCGCTTCAACGGCTTCCGGCTCCGACGACTCTACGTTCTCGGTCTGGGTGTCGACTTCCTCTTCCTCGGCCTGGTCGAACATACGAACCTCCTACTTCTTGATCATGCTCGGCTCGGTCGGCGGGGGCGTCGCGGGGGCCTTCAGACCCTCCTCGGCCATCGCCTTCCGGGCCATGGAGTCCTCGCTGGCGCCCATGTTCTTCTCCAGCTGCATGCGGAGATTCATGTCCTTCTCCAGCATCATGGAAAGCTCCTCGGGCGACTTGCCCGCGAGCTTCGGCATCGCCTGCGCGGCGTCGAACAGGGCCTGCGCCTTGTCGACCGTCACGCCGAGCACGTCGGCGATGACCTGAACGCCACCCGTCGCGCCGCCCTCGGCGGGCATCGAGGTGCCCGTCGCAGGGGCCTTCTCGCCGTTCATCGTGCCGGACGACGCGGGAGCGCCTTCGGCTTCGACGTTGAGGCCAGCTTCGCGCATGATGGCGTCGATCTCGTCCGCCAGCGGCTTGATGTCGCGACGCGGAACGATCCCGCCTTCGGGCATCTTGGGCATGTCAGCCATGATGTTGTCTCCTAACATGGTTTGATGAAACCGGGAAGGTAAGACACGGAAGCGGCCCGGCCCGCTACTCGTCGTCAGGGTAGTCGGCATCAAACGCAGCGTGCGCCGGGACCATCTCAAACGCGATCTCCGGGCGGTTCGCCGCCAAGAGCCACTTGTTCGGCACCGTGCGGCGCTCGCCGGTCATCCGATCCTCCAGCACGGTGGAGTCGTACGGGCCGTACGAGCCGATGACGCGGACCATGCGGGCCTGCTGGATCGCCTTGATCTTGGCCTCGTTGAGGTCAGGCATCTTCACGACGCACCCCCGGACGGCGCAGCGACGGGCCCCGCGGCGGCCTTCTCCGCCTTGCGGGCTGCCGCCTCTTCACGCATGTCGCGGCGCACTGCGTCGTCGACCCCGGCCTTCTTCCGCTCGGTGTACGCGCGCTGGCGCAGACCGTCGAGGCGCTCGCTCTTCTTGTTCGACGTCTCGCTGGTCAGCTCGACGCGGTGGCCGGGGAAGCGCTGCTGGATCTTCGCCACGGCGCGGTCGTAGTCTTCCTTCGTCTCGGCCTTGCCCAGCGTGCCCATGTCGATGGCCGTGAAGCTGCCGTAGCCGTGGCCGCGCACCGACGGCGCACGTCCGTGCGACCAGTCGATCTGAGAGGGCTCCCCGCAGTCAGAGCAGACGGGCAGCGACTCGACGCGGACGAAGACATCGACTGCCTTCCACCCACACGCAGAACACCGTAGATCATGAGTCGGCATAGGATTCCTTGAACTTGAGGGAAAAGTTTACGCTACCGCAGCGGCGATCAGTTCGTTGCCCCAGCAGTCCCATCCGGGGACTTCTCGGCGTGCAAACAGCTCGATCTTTCGCTGCGTCGGGAACATCTCGTCGATGCGTCGCCGCACCTCTTCGGGCTTCTCGGAGTGCTCGCCGCGAAGCTCCGACACGAACTGGCGGACGTTGCGGGCCCCACGAGGCGTCGGGATGCGGCCGTGCTTTCCGACGAGACACAGCTCGCACTGGCTCATCGTGTAGTAGCCCGGGTTCACCCGCTGCTTGTCCCACACGAACGCCACCGTCACGTACTCAAACCCCCACGCGCGCATCACGTCGACAGCGAACGGCAGATGCGGCGATGAGGTCCACATGAAGAGTAGACAGTCGGGGTTGCGGAGGCCCGCCACATCAAGCTGCTTCAGGGCCTCGATGGTCATCGTCGGGTAGTGCGTCGCGGCCCCGCCGGTCGGGTCCGACCCCTTTCCGGCGTGCTGCTGGTTGCCGTACTCCCACGGCGGGTCCGCGTACACGACGTCGTACATCACGCCACCGGGACCGGCGTCGGGCCCATCGCCGCCATGACGTCGGACGGCACGTTCTGCGTCGCGGCTTCGGTCGTCTCGGTGCCAGGCACCTCGCCGCCCGGCAGCATCGGCATGCCCGGAGGAGCCGCGCCAGGCCCCGCGCCGCCCGGTGCTGCGGCCAGCTGCGCCATCATCATCTGCTGCGCCATCGCCTCCTGCTGCTCCAGCTCTTCCTTCGGGATGAGGAGCTTCGTGGAGAGGCCGACGCCGGTGACCAGCTCCTCGAGCAGCGCGCGCTTGTTGATGTTCGGATCCTGCGCGAGGATCGGGAACAGCTTGAGCAGCGTCTCAGACATGACCGACGGGTTCTGACGGATCGGGTTGTACGACACCATCGCGAAGCCCATGTCGACTTCGTGGATGTCTTCCAGCGACACCTCGGTCCACCCCTCGTGCCCGCTGACCTGCACGAGCTTCGGCTCCTGCATGTACTTCTTCGACAGGTAGAGGCACTTCTCAGCGACGTCGGTGAGCGCCGAGTTGATGTGCCCCTCGCGCGTCGCGAGACGGGTCCGCATCTGCGCGTCGATGATCGCCATCTCCGTCGCGGTGCGGGCGCCGGCGACCTGACCGCGGGCCGCCTCGGCGAGGGCGGAAATGAACGCCGCGTCGCCTTCCTGCCGTGCGATGAAGTTCTCGACGCCGGCCGGCACCTGCGGCATCGGCATCTCGTAGAACAGCGTCGACAGCGTGCGGAGCCCCTCGGCGTTCGTCGGGCTGATGGGCACGAACGAGCCCGTCGCCGCCTCGACCGCCTTGTTGAGGTCTTCCTCGGTGATCAGCTCGCTGTTGAACAGGATGCGTGGGATCATCAGGTAGACGATCTGCTTCATGTGCGTGAGCAGGTCGTTGATCGTTTCCTGCTGGTTGAGGACCAGCTGGACCTCGGACAGGCCGAGGCAGTCGACCGCGCTCTGGTTGAGCGAGAACATCGAGTATGGGATGTAGTCCAGCTCCTGCTCAAACACGACGGCGTCAGCCTGACGAACGTAGTGCTGGACCTTGTTCGTCTCGCGGTCGTAGTACTCCCAGACCGTGACCCACTCGAAGCTGTCGCGAAGCTGCGCGGTGTCGCTGTTCTTGTAGGAGTCGGTGATCCACTTCGGGTAGCGGTCGGGCTGCACGTCCGTGATCTTCGGCGACTTGTAGATGCCCGCCTTCACGCGGCGCTGAAACTCGGTCCACGGGATGACCGCGGCCTCGAGCCAGTAGCGGATGTCGTCCGGGTCGCGGACGGTCTGGTCGAAGAAGACCGAGCCCGGCTCCAGCACGCGCACGATGGGGCGGTCGGCGTTCATGTCCCAGCCGGTCTTGAACACGCCGCGCTTGCAGAGGACCGCGTCGATGAGCGCGGTCGCAGCCCGGCGCCGCATGTTGTTCACGTCGAAGACGTAGTCCATGAGCCCGTTGACGAGCGGGATGGCGTCCTGACTCTGGCGGTTGCGCGGGTTGGCGGCGACCTTCGGGTTGGGCCCGAGCAGCGCCGACACCGCGGTGTCCGCGATGGCGTAGATCATGTTCTTCGAGCAAAGGAACGACGGAATCGCGCCGTCGCTCAGGTTCACATCGTTGCGCGACGTGTAGAACTCGCCGCGGTAGTAGCGCCGCGCCTTGTCGAAGTTCTTCTTCTCGGTGCGCTCGTAGAAGCGACGATGACGGTCGATGAGAGTCGCGAGATTCATGTCCACTCCCGAGCGAGGGGCTTGAAGGGGTTGCGGGCCGCAGCACGCTCTTGATGCTTGTAACGGTCGAGGTCGGCGATGGTAACCCGAGCCTCATCGGACGGGGCGGAATCCTGCGTCTGCATCGGCATCTCATCGCTCGTGAAGCGGCGACGAGAGAGCACGTCGGCGGCCATGACGGCGGTGCGCGCCAAGTCGAAGTGGTGCGTCGTGCCGTCGCTGTTCGTCGACCGCTTGCCGCGGTTGCCGTCGTAGTTCAGCAACTGGTGGAGCAGTGGCTTGGACTTGATCGTGAGTTCGCGCTCACGAAGCA